GGTGTTTACCATGAGTATTTAAATGGATATTGGGCTAAGCGTGAATTTGATTCGCAAGGCAAGGTCATCTACTTTGAAAGTCCAAATGGAATTATTATTGACAACCGCACCCCCGAAATCATTGAACACAACGGACGCAAATACCAACTAATACCTAACCAAAACCCCCAACCATGAGTTACACCCCCCAACCCAACACCTTCACACTGTTCGTCAACGACAAAGGCGACAACCCGAAACGCCCGGATTACAGGGGCGATGCGGTCCTTCCTGACGGGACAAAGATGAAACTCTCCTGCTGGCTAAAAGAATCAGCCAACGGAAAGAAGTTCCTGTCCGGCAAGATGGAGCCGATGCAAGAGCAAGAAAATTCACAAAAACAAGGCTCGGACCTGCCTTTTTAGTGTAAATTTGCAGGCATACTACATTTACAATTAAACGCATCCGCTTGTAATTCCGGCCAAGCAGGTGTTAGACAAAAGGGTTCCTCCACTTAACCCTGCCCTCAACTGCCGGAATCAGTTGGGGGCTTTTTTTTTACCATGGAAAATAGTTGGTACAAACACTCCCCAAGCGATTGGCTCGCAGGCCGAATCAGTCGCAAATCCTTTGAAGTCCAAGGGGCCTTCATCCACATTTGTCAACTCTACTGGGTCAAGCACGGGCAGTTTACGGCCCATCAAGCAAGCCTTGAGATAGGCAAAGACCTCCTTCAAAAACTGATTGAGTCCGAAATAATTAAGACCGAAGGCGATGAAATCCGCATCGACTTCCTTGATTTGCAGATGGAGGGCCTTAACAGGTTAAGCGAAAGAAGGAGGGAGGCAGGTCGTAAAGGAGGTGAAATAAAGAGCCAAGCAAGTGCTAAGCAAACCGAAGCAAGTGCTAAGCAAACTGAAGCAAGTGCTAAGCAAAACCAAGCAAGTGCTAAGCAAATGGAAGCAGATAAGATAAGATTAGATAAGATAAGAATAGAAGAGATAACAAACAAAGAAGAGATTAAGAACACTTGTGCAATCTTTGACCAATTTTGGGCTATCTATCCACGGAAGACCGGGAAGCAGGCAGCGTCAAAATCCTTTGCAAAGTTGTCCAATGCAGACCAACAGAAAGCCATGAACAACATCGCAAGGCTCTACTCTCAAACACCCGTGCAGTTTGTTCCTCACCCTTCCACCTACCTCAACGGCAAACGATGGGAGGACCAAGCCATCCAACGTACACCTAACTTCGCCTACTCAAACCTAACCCAAGATGATGAACCCCTACCAATTGTCCGCTGAGCGAAAACTGCTCGGATGCCTAATGGACAAGTTCGTAAACCGAACTATCCTCCTGACCCAAATCCCGGAACGCCTGTTCACAGGCAACAACGTACTGCTCTACCGGGCCATCGAGTCGCTCCACAAAGCAGAGCGAGAGGTGGATGTCGTTACCGTTTACAAACACCTCGCAGACCAAGGTCAAGCCCATGTCCTGCTCGAAGGCATTGACCCCGAAGCAGGGCTTGTCAGCAATTGGAAGACCTACGCATCCGACCTTCACGACCTTTGGAAGGAACGTGAGGAAGCGAGAATCATGGAAGAACTGGCCCATGACCGGGACATACCCAAGGCATTCCAACGCTATCAGTCCATTCAAGCGGTTGAGTCAAGTGCGTCCGAATCATCGGCCCATGAACTGGCAAAGGACTTTCTTGTCAACATGAACGAGGTCCGGGAAGGCAGACGCAAGGACCAAATCTACCCGACCTTAATCCGACCGCTCGACAACATCTGCACCGGGTTTAAGCCCTCCGAGTTCATCCTCGTGGGTGGTCGTCCCGCAATGGGTAAGACCCTACTTGCTCTGCAAATAGCTATGAACCAAGCAATGGCCGAGATTCCCGTCGTGTTCTTTACGATGGAGATGTCTGCTGACCAACTGACCCAGCGGATGCTTTCCAACCTCGGAACGATGGACGGCTCTGCATTCCTCAAGCCCGACGAGCGAATCAGCACCGAGCAGTACCTGACCTTGGCCCAAAAGGCCGACCAACTCAAAGGGAAGCCTCTCTACATCGTTGACCTGCACCAAGCAAACCTTGACCGAATCGAAGGCGAGATAGCAAAACTCAAGGCCAAATTCGGAATCGTTGGTTTCTACCTTGACTACCTGCAACTCGTAGAACCTGCGAAGATTGATAAGCCCAAGCCCAAGATTGAGCAGATGACCAATATCAGCAAGCAACTCAAGGCAATCTGCAAACGCCAAAAGGTCTTTGGGGTCGTGGTTTCTTCGCTCTCAAGAGCAACGGAAGGCAGGGCCGACCATCGGCCCATTATGTCCGACCTTCGGGAAACAGGGCAACTGGAGTTCGATGCTGATAAAATTGCCTTCGTTTATCGACCCTACGAACACGACAAGAACGCAGAGCAGGACCTGATGGAGGTCATCTTCCGAAAGAACAGGAACGGTAGCCTTGGAATCGCCCAAGTCCAATGCCAACTGCCATACACCAAAGCAAACGAATATCCGCTATGACCCCCGAATACACCCTGCAAGCCGCCTGCGTCAAGTTGTTCAAACTCTTGAAGCCCCACGAAGAAGGGCGGTTGTTCCTGAACCTCAACAACCCTCGAAGCCGAACCAACGGTCATTTTCTCAAGGGCATCGGCCTGACCGCTGGGGTTGCAGACATGACCTACCTATCCGACAACGGGGCAATCTTCCTTGAGTTCAAAGCCAATAAGGGCAAGCAGTCGCTCTCGCAGAAGTGGTGGCAGGGAGTGGTTCAAGAGGCAGGGTATCGATACGAGGTAATCAGGAGCGTTGAGGATTTTCAAAGAATAATTACTCAACTATGATAATCATACAAATTTCAAACGAACAAAGGGCAAGAGCCAAGGAGTTGTACGAATTTAACGTTTTGAACAACTCAATCACAGAAGGGAAAAGCAACATTTACGGAGCGATTGGAGAAATAATTGTTTATGATTATTACAAAAACAAGGGTTTGGATATAAATAATAAAATTATAGGAGAGGATATATATCATTACGACTTAATTATTAGTGATTTTAAAGTTGATATAAAAACCAAAAAAACAACCGTTTATCCTGAACCGCATTTTTTGTGCAGTATTTCAAACCATAATATAAATCAAGAATGCGACTTCTATTTTTTTGTTAGGGTGCTAAAGGATATGCAAATCGGGTTTTTGTTGGGCTATAAATCAAAAGAGGACTTTTTCAAAAACGCTAAATTCAATACAAAAGGAAGCACCGATATAAATGGGTGGGTTTTTAAGGGCGATTGCTGGAACCTTCAAGTCAAAGATTTAGATAAGTTAAAAAATTAGCAGAGATTATATTCGTTGAATAAGTGTGTATATTTGTGCTTTACGCAAAAGCATACAATGAATGAGAAATCGGTCAATAAGCACCATTATCGGGTATAATGAATGATGAATCATACCGCTTTAGTCAGTTTAAACCTGACAAGGAGCCTACAAATCGTCTGCCTATAACCTAACCAAAAATTAAATTTGAAAACAATGTTTAAAGAGTACAGAAAGACAGCCACAGTAAAGGCTAAATTATTTGAAAAAGGTGACGAAGATGGTTTTGTTCATTGTGATGGTACGCTTGGGGCTATGGAAGATGCTAAATATGGAATACAAACTGATTTAGTGCCATATATAAGCACATTGGAAAACCAATTTTATAAAGGTAAATTTTGTCAACACTATGTTTGCGTTGGAGTAAAAGGTGAACGGTGGCTCGTTGAAAAGTCAATTTTTGAAGCTACTTACGAAGCGGTCAGTTAGCCTTGCATATAATTCGCTCATTCGTGAACAAATCGTCAGCCTATAGTCTTACCAAACCTCCCCCAGCGTCAGCCTATAAGTTGACATAAATTACCCAAAACCTCGCAAATTGTCCCATATAAACCCCAACTCCATGAAAACCACACCAACCGATTTCAGACGCTGGCAACTGCATATCCGCAAGGCTTGCGTCAACTGCTCAAAGCCTGACCATTCCGAAACCATCAAGCCTTGGTCCGTCAACTGGACCCTGCTCGGTCGTATCCTTCAAGCCAAAAACGCTTAGTCATGGAATGGATTAAATGCCTCGACAGGATGCCGGAACCTTACGAGCCTGTCCTGATATTCACGACTGACATGAATCAAGCCTACGCATGGCTTGGCGATGGACGTTGGTACTACGAACACCAAACTTGGTTCCTAATCGAAGTAAGCCATTGGATGCCCCTACCCCCTAACCCTTTTTAACCAAACCGATGAAAAACGAATTTATCCCCTACGAACAAGCACTTGCACTAAAAGAACTTGGGTTTGACGAGCCTTGTCTTGCTGCTTATTTAAAAGCCGGCAAGTTCTTGGATATAGGTGAATATGTTAATCAAGGATATTATAGAATATTGGCCCCCCTCTACGAACAAGCATTCAAGTGGTTCAGGGAGAGGCATGGATTAAGCAGTTGGGTGTATCATACCCACATGGATAGGTATTTCTACACAATATTGCAATATGGTAGAACTGTAAAGGATAACGAATCAGTAACCACATACGAAGAAGCAGAACTTGCCTGCCTTAAAAAACTAATTGAACTTTCAACCAAGACAGCGTAATCATGGACCTAATCTCACGCACCATCCTCGGCTATACCGCTGAGGTCGTCGGAGTCAGCCCCGATGACATATTGAGCGACGTAAAAACTCAAGAACTGGTCCTTGCTCGAAGCATTTTCGCAGACATCGCCTACTCGGAATACCTCTACACCTACTGCCAAATCGGGCGTATCATCAAGAGGAACCACGCAACGGTCATGCACAACCTCGAAATCCTTGCCAAAAACATGAGGGCAAGGCCCGACATCAAGTTCCTTCGTACACAGGTTCTCAACAGGACACGGGATTTTTTGCAACATTAGCGAGAACCCCCTCCATCTTTGCGTCAGTGAACGCAGAGAGCATCGTCCTTGACCTTTATCGCAGCGGTGAAATCCGCAAGGCTTGCCTCACCATCACGGGGGGCAATCCGCTTTGGAAGGACCTCGAACAAGAGGTCGTCCTGATTCTGCTCGAAAAAGACCCCGACAAGATTACCAAGATGCAGGTCCAAGGCTACCTGCGTTTCTACATCGTTCGGCTCATCATGAACCTGTACCGGGGCAACAACAACCAATTTGCGAAGAAGTACCGCCATCACGACGAGCGTGTCGAGGTGGACCCCGAAACCCAAGAAGAAGGGAAGGACTACGACACCCTGCTCGATGACCTTTGGGCTATTGCTCAGCAAGAGATGGATTCGTGGGCCAAGGATGGGGCGTTCCCTTACGACAAAGAACTGCTGAACCTGCTGATGCAGACCGGGAATATGAAGGCTATGAGTCGGGAAACGGGCATCCCGTACAGGTCCATCATTTACTCCATCGAGCAGGCCAAGGCCAAAATCAAAACCGCAATCGAAGCAAATGGATATACTGGTCTATCCCATCCTGATTAGTGCCTTGGCGACCCTTGCGGTCGTGGAGTTCCGGGTCCTGCCGGGATGGTTCTACGCTTTGCCCTTCGCCAAGCGGAAGCCGTTTTCCTGCATGACCTGCTTCGGGTTTTGGATGGGTGTTGCCCTGACCCTGCCAACGTGCCAATGGTACTTGGCCCCTATCCTTGGGCTTGCCTCATCTGCCACCGCAATCCTACTCAGAGAATGGACCTTCAAATGACCAACGACCAATTCATCGTGGCCCAAAAGCATCGCAAGTATTGGGACCAGTACATTGCTTCCCTGACGATGCGACTCCCACCCGATGCGGTTGGTGAACTGCAAGCCATCCTTACCGCTCACGGGCGACCTCCCACGAATTGGTGGTGCGCAGACTGCGTAAAATCGGCCCTTCAATACATTTACCTACAAGCGGACCTGTTCCTCGAAGTCAACCAAAACACCGTTACAATCCCACTAAGCAATGCCCCTGCCAATCCCGAACAATAATGAGTCAAGAGAAGGCTTCATTGGTCGCTGCATGAGCAATAACCAAACCAATGCAGAGTTTCCTGATACGGCTCAAAGATTGGCCGTTTGCGGCTCAACGTGGGAGAATCACAAGAGGCAGCAATTCGAGTCTTATTCGGACTACGGCCAAGAGATTCGGTCGAATGCCAAGCGAGGGATAGAACTCAACGAAAGGAACGGCAACAAGTGTGCTACCCAAACAGGCAAGGTCCGGGCGCAGCAGTTAGCCAACGGGGAAGCCATCTCGGTCGAAACCATCAAGCGGATGCACTCCTACCTGTCAAGGGCCGAAACCTACTACGACAACGCTGACGATAC